TTTCGGTGTGATGATGCGCACGGCTCCAGCGGAAGCTGGGGTTAAATAGTGCATGAAGCATTGTTTTCCGGATACACCTATTCGGTTTTCATATAAACCATCACAATTGGTTTTAACCTTCATTATTTATCCCCAAATTCTTCCTTTGTTGTGACTTTAAACGACACTCTTTCCTTGTATGCGTATGAGGGTTGAGCTGCGTCGGCGTAGTCTCATTTCCACCAGGAGCGTACGCGTATGTGCTTGGTGGGAATGTGAGGTCTCAGTGATAGAATTTGGATTATTTAATGTGGGAAGTTTTGCGAGACCCCGCCAGTAGCGGGGGTGGTACAAAGCCCTTTGCTCGTTGATGACCCGGACTGCTGTAGCGGTTCGGAGAAGTTGCTGTTTAATGGTGTCCGTGCAACGGACACCTTTTACTACCAGACGGTCCCCCATGTAGCGATCTGGTATATCAACCAAAAACCATACCTGTTTCTACATCCTAATGGCCATTATGCGCTATTCGGGTTTCAGAGATTCGGGAGGTCCACACGGAGCTCGATTCAGTGTGTTCAAACAAGGTTAAGGATCTTAATCGGTAGGGGAAAGATGCGAGTCAAGGAATACACCAATCCTTGTCGCGGCTACTATTATAGGGCCGTGCGATTGCAAGCATCTACCGTTACTGTTGGGTCTGTAAACTTGTATAACACAATTGAGACTTTCAGAGTGCTGATTCACGTGTGATAAAACCATTCCCTAGCTTCTCCCCGGTTATTTGAGCTGTGCAATATATAGTGCGTAGGCTTGGATCGTAGGACTTTTATGGTATAGGTTGGTTATTGGGTACCCTTTATCTTTTACCATGAATATAACAAATACCCAAACAGGCGATCTGTCGAGTCCTATCAAAACTCCAGAGTCAGCTGCGTGGCAAACGCAGCCAGGTGGTCGTTCTACTGCAAACGGAACGCAAATCAGGTCTGAGTTAGCAGACAAGGAAATCGAGAATGAAATTGTCTCGAGATTACGCCTCAGCCAAGAAAGGATTGAGAAGACCCGCACGGCAATTGCGTGTAGAGAAGCGAAGTTGAATTCGCGTCAATACACGCATGCGACGGGCTGGAATTTAAAGGGTGGAAAGAAAGATGCCTCATTGAAAAAGCTTGCTGATTTGAGAAGTGAGCTGAGGATCTACCAATTTAGGAGAGCAGATTTAAAGCACGTCGCGGCCACCCGAACGCGACCAGCTCGTGCTGTGTTCTCCCGCGCCTCCAGGCGTCCCGTCCTCTCACGTGAAGAGAGAATCACCATGCTGCTTAACAACTTCGCTGCTTATCGCGCGTTAAGGCTCCGTACGGTTGAGAAAAATCCCGGTCCGCGATGGAAGGGATGGCTCCCTACGGGAATAGAAGCCCGGCTGTTGATAGACTCAGATGACGAATCTGAGGACGAAAAACCCGGAGAAATAAAATCTCTCGAACACACCGTCGTATTGCCTCATGTCAACTTAGAGGACATTCCAACGACGGAAATAACAGACTGGAGTCTCCTGTGGGATGAAGGTACTGGGAAAGTGTTTCGGGCGATTGAGAGTTTTAGTGACTGGCTCGCAAGTCCATATACTCCATTGCCTGCGCCCAAAGATATTAAGTATGAGGCATTTGAAATGTCAGATTACACGAAATGCGAGGCCGTCGAAGACGAAAGTTCTGAAGCGATCGAAATTCCTCTGAATGATACTAAGAGAGTGGCTGTGACCCCTGCCGAGCCTTTTGCTCCGCAGTCTAGTTCTTCAGTTGGGGAGGGAAAAATCTCACCGTCGGTGACTGGTAAAGTGGCGTCAGCCCCCGTTAAGCCATTGGCTCAGCGGACCAGCCTGCCGGTTTCCGATGAACGCGAAATTGATGAATGTCTTCGGTGGAATGGTGTCGCGCCGATTGCGTCCCGTGATGTGTTGTTCAAGTCCGATTTTGTGGTGGACGAGGATGGCACATCGCGACCTCTCACCGATGACGAAAAACAAGCCGTGATAGCGGCAAACCCCGGAAAGACTGTTCTCTTTAACAGGAACATCTGGAGCTCTGATAATAAGAAGCGATCACTTGAGGAAAGTGTCGCGGCTGTAGGTTGGGGCGATGAGGGTTTGGTGCGTGAGTCGGTTAATCGTTATTGGGAGGAGGTGCAAGGAGCAGAAGATGCCGAAGAAGAAATGTGGAAGGCCTTCCGTGAGGAGGTTGGATACAAGGAAGGCACCGAAGTGGTGACCGTGGAAGCGGCAGAGGAATTGCCGATGGTTTTTGGGGCGTATATACCTCAGGATCCGCCTGCTGAGTGCGCAAAGGAGAAGTTTGAGAGGCTTGAATTCGAAGAGAAACTTCGGGATCAGGCTGAAGACCATCGAGGCGCTCAGGCTGTGCGGGATCACCCCAAAGACTTGGCAGAAAGGTTTCTGGAGAAAGCACCTGAAATGTGCCCGGAACGCCGACTCCTGCTTTCCAAGGCGATCCTCTCCAAGAGGAACCTGGCCAATTTCGAGGAGTGGAAAGTGTGTGACATGCCCCAATCTGTATGGGATGATTACATTGAGATCGATTATTATGACAATTGCGGTTCTATGATGGGCACCTGTTGCGGGGGCCGAAACTGGAACATGCAGGAGAATATTGAGAAAGTCGAACTCGTGTACGTTCCCTACAAGACGTCTAACGTGTCAGATTACCGACCCATTCGAGATAAATTCGACCCGTTTGTTGATGACGCGGTCGAAGAGTGCCAGCCACTACTTAAAATAACACTCATCAAGCCGAGGAATGGTGTCCCTCATTATTACTTGGTGAGCGATCTTCGTAAGATTGATCGAATGCTGGATGATGTCCGGTTTGACCGACGGTCCGTCGGTGTGTTGGATTGCGAGGACTCTTGTCTCGCAATCCGTCTCATGCTTCGCTCTTGGTTCACCCCTGTGATAACTCAAGAGGAGGTCAAAACCAGTCAGCATTTTGCCCGACTAAATCTTGAGAGGTATAAGGATCAGCACGACGGTACTGGTCTTTTGAGGGATGTGTTTTTGTTTCAATCACAGCCCGTCTCTCGTTTTATGCTTAATGAACTATTGTCTAGGCAGGTGATTCTTCCTCCGAAGATGTCAGCAAATCATGCCGTTGAGCGCATTGTTCGTAAGTATTCCGAAGATTCTTTTTCTAATTCATATTCCGTATGGAAGTTGCACAACAAGAGTGTTCTGGTTGCGACTGTCAATCTGGCGATTGGCATCGTGGTCAAGAACATGACTGCACCCATATCTGATTTCTAGGGTGCCTCGGGCCGGGTGAGTTCCTGTTTGGGTACAGGGCTAGTCAGATTGGTTCGTTAAAGCTGGAGAAAAACGTTAAGAAGAGTTTCAGAGTTAAGAAACTGAGACCTCATACGCAGCATTACCGACCAGTAGCCAAAAGACTAGCTATGTACTATGCAGGGGCCACACCCCCCCGCCCCGACCCGGGGCACCTTTTGTCCGTCATTGCGGGCGTATCGAAGCGGGTTGCTATAGAGACTCCGAAACCCGACCGGAAATTGCTACGAAAGTTTAAGCGCTTCGTAGAGATGTGGTTGCGTCACGAGTCAACATTAAAACCCCTAGAGAATGACGAGATATATACTTTTGATAAGTGGATTGAAACAGCCCCTTATTCTCAAGCCCGAAAGGTTGAATTGACCGATATGTGGGATGGCTGCGGACGCGTAGCTACCGATAAACAATTACGCACTGTCAAGTGTTTCGTGAAAGACGAAAGTTATGACGTTTATAAATTCTGCCGAGGAATTTATAGCCGCTCGGATTACGCCAAATGTTTGTTTGGACCCTTGGTTGCATCGGTGAGTGATAAAGTGTTTGACCTTGATTGGTTCATTAAGAAGATCCCTGTTGTGGATAGGCCCGCGGCCATCTACAATAAGCTTCACAAAGAAGGAAAACACGATTATCAGTTCACCGACTACACCGCATTTGAATCTCACTTCACCCCAGAACTTATGAGGAGTTGTGAAAACATTCTGATGAATTTCATGTTTAAGAATGCCAGCACGGACTATCGTACTACGGTCCAGCGCTTCTGTAGAACAAAAATGGGTAAGCAAAACATGGTGTTCCGAAGCTTCAACGCGAGCCAGCTCGGAGGCCGCATGTCCGGTGAAATGGACACTTCGTTGAGCAATGGGTTTACGAACCTGATGCTCTATTTGTTCGCCTCTAAGGAGGCTGGTTGTGAACCCGATAAAGTTAAAGGGTTCTTTGAGGGAGATGACGGGATCGCAAGAAATGACGGTCCTGCCCCCGAAGCCGAGATATTTGAGAAACTTGGAATGACCATTAAAATTGGAACGACGAGGCAATTAACCAGGGCCAGCTTTTGCGGCCAGGTTTATGATGTTGAAGAGGGAGTAGTGGTTACGGATCCGCGTGAGGCTGCCTGCCGCTTTGGTTGGACCAACAAGACTTATGTTAATGCTAATGACAAAGTTTTGTTGGAACTCCTAAAGGCGAAGGGTTACTCTTTCGTTTATCAATATGGATCCTGTCCTATCCTGGGCAAACTTGGGGCGGCAATACTGCGGTTGACGTCTCATATTAATGTACGCGATTCCATCCGGTGGAAGATGGATGAGTGGGAACGAACACGTTACGATGAAGCCCGTGATTATTTGGGCAAGCATGGTGAGCAAGTAGGTACGCCAGGACCGAATACGCGCAACATGGTCGAAACGATGTTCCACGTTTCCGCGAAAGAGCAGGAGGATATTGAGGAAAGTTTGGATGCCATGACAGAGCTGGGCCCATTACCTTTCCAATTCAAAACGGTACCTCAGGAGTGGACAAGTTACTACCGCTCCTATGCCACTGATCGTATAGACTCACCTCCTGTGTGGGTCAATGATGATTCTCGTGGCTTGCTCAAACAGCTCGTGCAAGTCGGCGCGTTAAACGACTTCCAAGCTCACTGCCTTAGGGGGGCATAAAGTGAACTGTAAAGCCAGGATCCGCTAGTTACACGCGAGAGATGTAAACTTTTCGATTAATAACCGAAAGTGACCGGAGAAGAAAACCGGGTGTAATTAAAACTTCCAAAGCAC